ATCATCGACGAACTCGACGGATCGCTGTTGGAGGTCTACTTACGTAAACAGACAGCCGAAGAGGCTACTCTGTGTATGCGAGTGTATCTGGTGTGTGTAGCGGTGTTAACAATTCTAGTTATGTGGTCAATGGTTGCTTAGAAAAACGACTTGCGGCTCTTGCGGTGGCGGCGAGTGCGGTGGGATTTCTTGCCAGTGGACTTGGAAGAGGGCGTATACGTCTTCTTCGCCTCCTCGATGACCTTGCGCAGACCATCACCCTTCTTGTAGGTCCCGCGGCGCTTCATTTCCGCCATCGTCGACTTCACTTTAGCGAGCCAAGGATTCGCCATTTTGTTTTAACCGCGGGAAATGAATCCAGGCTGGCTAGGTCCTGGGCAGAGGTTCCACTGGCAGCCATACGCATGGACATCGTCTAACACCTTAAACCTAGAAAAGGCTTCATCTGGAGCCACCAATACGATACCTTTTCGTGTGAACGAGCGGATCTCCTCTGGTTCACGTGGATGCGCAGCCTGTTGGTAGGTCAGACGGCGCAGAGACTCTTCATTCCATGAGAGATTCAACATCGGCTCGAGCTCTGTTCCGCGAACCTCTGAACCCGATACAAGGATGAGTGTATTCGCAAGGTTACTTAATCTCTTATCAATAACGGATCCAGACATCAGCTGCTTGCGCACCGTTGTCTTGAGATGATACGCCATTCGGTTCATCGTAAAGTTCTTATTCGTATGCGATACGATAGAGAGGATAAGCGGTGTTTTGTTAGGGAACGCTTCTTGAAGGATTGTTACGCAGGCTGATTCGAATGTTCTTGAATACAGCGCAATATCGGATCCAGCCGGAGCAGGTTTGAGCGCAACAACAGGCTCATCCTGTTGATCGGAATAAACGTGGAGCTCGATCAACCTGTATCCCTTCTTCAACGCAGTGGACAAATCCTCAAAGGTGCTTCCCTGAACGAGATACTCTTTCAGTGTTTTCGATTGATCTTCAATCGCTTCTTGTACCGGTTCGCTTGCAAGGATATATCCTGCAACCACCAGCACACCGATTGCCATCACGGTTTCCATTGTTGATCTGTCTCCTTATTTTTTATTGTTGCGATACGCCAGATCACGCAGGGCATTGACATCATCGTCACTTATCCGCTTATCCATTGGGATATCCAGCAGACATGCGCGATGAAAGTATAGACAATACATTCCACATTCAGACTCCTTGAACTGGTGGCGGGTCTTGTTATACGTCAAACGCATCTTCGGTCCACCATGAGCATCCCACTGATCCTTCCAACGGAACATCAGCCGTTGGATCTCCTTCTCCGGGTAACGGGCAAACGAATCAAAATAGGTCATCCGGGGATACTGGAGTTCAGGACGGATATCCAGAAACGCAGCGATCCAGTGCTGCCCCGGTCCATCGTGGACATCGGTGTTGAACACAATCCCTACACGCCGAACTCCCTTTTTGTAAAGAGTATCCAGCTTCATCGAGCATAATGTGGACACGATACACTTGGACATCTCAGACTTCAAATCAAAGTCAATCGGAACACATCCAACAAAATGATAATCCTCGTGGACCTTCGCATACTCCCGCTCCAGCTTATCAATGTCATCGGATGACAACCATTCAGTTCGGTTTGCGCTCCACGAAGCCGGTGCGCGGGGGCGACTGGTTAACTCGGACACAATACATGTAGGACCGCCTGTCGTACATTTGCCGTGAAGTCTGCGCTTCAATTCAGCCCAGACCGCATTTGGTCCGTTCTTTGGAATAGGCTTCTCTTTCGAGTGTTTGTTATTATAGACGGTCCGCAGCCGCTCGATCTCATCCGGATCAAAGAGGAACATATGCCCTTGCTTAAAACGGATACTTTCCTTGTTGGTGAGTTCGTAAAGCAAAATGGACGCACTTAAGGCAATCCTCTCCAAGTATCTTCGCGTGAACAGGGATATTGCTCAGCTGAACTCGCAGGTCTCTGAGCTTCGCGACAACCGCCGCAATGTCGAGCTGGATCTGGCGGCGTTGTATGCTCACACGGAGCTTCCTGACCAGATTCTCCTGCGTGAGTCAGAGATGACGTTCAATGTGAAGCGTCCAAACAAGTGGAAGAAGGGCTGGAGTTTGTCCAAGAAGGACCTGGAGATGTATCTCAAGGACATTCTGGGCGAGCGGGGTGGTGATGTGATGAAGGAGATTGTGCGCCGTCACGAGCCCAAGCTTGTAGCCGACGACTTTGGGTTCGAGCTGAAGTCTACTGGGTCTTCGGGTTCGTCGGATCCGACCGACGGCTGAACAACTATGCGTGGCACAGGATTCCGAACATACACAAGTTCAATTTGACTATTGTGACTCATCACACCTGCTAAGCATATACAGCAGCATGCGGACGTCAGAATGCTAATGGCGACAAGAGCACCAGTGATTGCCTCTACCATTATGCTTTTTGTGTCTCCTGGTCGAAAACCGCTTACGGCGACCACCTCTGAAGTGAGGACGTTTAGGTGCGAGGGCTGCTCGCATTGTAGCAGCCCTATTCTGCATTTCATGAAGATGATGTTTCTCTGCTGGAGTCAGAGGCGGAGACGGAATCAGTTTTGACATTGGAATCATGCCCTCTTTATGTTTGAGATCGCGTTCAGGATGTCCAGATATAGGTTGATATCCCATTTTCATATGGAATCCTGGAACATTTCGGTTGGGGTCTACAATAGCATTGAGAGTTACCTTAACGGGTCGATCACGCTTGGGTGGATCGTGGGGAAACCTTTTGCTTTCCATGACGTGTTTTTCAAACTCTTCATTCATCTTCGCTCCATATCCCTTCTTTGCACAGATGAATAACCGAGCGATATATTTAGTTGCTGGTCTGTAATCATGATATAACATTCCAGCTACAATATGCCCATTCTCATACAATCTGGCAAGTGTTAAATCTTCATTGAGATTGGTAGGATCTTCGGGTATCAGTAACTCTTTGATATTCAAGTGATGCTGTGTGCTCGGGTTTGAACCCGGAGGTGCACATAGATCATGAATGGCTTTATAGGAGGAAGTTCGCTCGGCAAGCGATAACGATTTCAGTGGAACAGCTGTATAGTGAACCATTATATAGTCTGTGTGCTTATTTGTCTCGGCTGCTTGAGGGACTCTTCAATCTCCCGAAGGAGGGCGTTTATCTCACGGAGGTGTTTGGACGCTTCAAGGGTATTTTCGCGGGGCATGAATCCATACTGGACTCGCGTCACCGCAACGGATAACTGCCTCTGTCGCTCAACCACTTGAAGTGCCAGTGCGGATAACTGCTTTCGCATCAATCGATATGTTATGGGACGTAGAAAATCTTTAAGCCCGACGAGTGTGGCGACGACCCCTGCGACTACGTCCACCGTGTGTCTTCCGGCGGCGCATCGAATGCTTGCGACTCCACGCAAGCCCGCGGTAGGGCGGATGATCCTCCTTGTAGCTAGCAGCAAGAGCCCTCCGGATTGCCGAGGGAGTGATTCCAGCGGGTGTTCCTGTGAGCCTAGACATTTATTAGTCGCGCAGATAAGTTTACATGCCGTCGTCTTCCCGTGACTCGAAATATTCACGCATTTTTGCTTCCACATCGCGGTCTGTTAGCTCCCAAACGCCATCCTTGTTGGCTTCTAAAATTGAACGCACATCTCGGACTCCATTGAGGATCTTATGGCGATCAACATACTTGCGGTTCTGGGCGGATCCATGCCAGAGATGGTAGATCGTGCCAGTTGAGCAGGTAAGTTTTGGTAGAGTCATGCGGCAGTAGTCCGTATACGATGGCAAGAGAGCCTGATGAACATAGCCTTTCGGAAACTTGACATCCATCCAGGCAGCCGTTGATAATGTATCTCCGCTTCCAGTGATTCCGTGTTGATAGAACCCAATCTCTTTGAACCACTTGCGTTGGAATGCCCATGCGAAACCAGGATGGTAGCTGTGATTATAGGGGTTTGTTCGGCTCATATACGCAACAGACAGCCGGGTCTGAACCATCTTTTTATACGTGCTATCCAGCCAGACACAGGAACTAAAGGGCTGGACGACTTCGTATGTGCCCAATAACCTTGAGACCTCATCATACCATCCAGGATGACCAAAGATCACATCCGCATCCATAAAGAGTAGCTTGGTGAATCTCCATGGAACACGCTTCTCGAGAATGGAGCACAATGTTTCTTTGTGGAACAGCACGCTGTTGCTGTGGACATAGACTGCGTCTTTGATCTCAGGCGCATGGCTGTTGAACACCAGTTCAATCGTGTAATAGGGTATGCTTGCGAGCTTCAATTTTTCGATGGTGTAGAAATAGTTCATCAACATCTTCTTTGACCGCGCAGGATTGAAGAACACGAAACAGACTGCCATATCCTTGTGAGTCGGGGTTTGGTAGCGACAGGCAGTGACATCCACAATACACGTTTCGAGCGGAGGTGCGGTCTCAGGAGTCCGGATGACGTTATATGCGAAGGACGACTGACGGCACTGCCCCATTGTTGTTTGAAAACGAATAAAAGAGCGGAGAGGACCATGTCCAGTATGTATTCGCCGTATAACCCGGCCAATAGAACATTTACCGAAGATGACATCCATCGCATTCTACGCCGCCATGGACTTCCTCACTATCGCATCTCAGGACGCAAGGTTTTCCAGACTGCTATGGTCCACACGACCTATGTTCGTCGCACCGAATATACAACTCCCGACGGCGAACCTGCAACACTTGCGCCCTGTCCATCCGGAGTTATGCCACTCCAAGATGAGAGCTATGAATGCCTGGAATTCGAAGGAGATGCGGTCCTTGGCGCATGTATCGCAACCTATCTACGGAAGAAGTATCCTGAGAAAAAGCAGGGGTTCTTGACCGATGCCCGCAAGGAGCTCGTGAACAATGACCGTATTGGAGGGTTATCGAAAGATTTGGGACTGAACCGATTCTACGTGATCTCCCGCCATAATGAAGACTCCGTTGCGATTGCTGGACGAACCAATACAAAAAAGTTAGGTGATATCTTTGAAGCCTTTCTCGGTGCTTTGTGGACAGACTGTGGCAACCGATTTGCCATAGTCTATGCATTTGTAACCACCGTGATGGAGGCATATCTCGACGTGGATGAGATTGTGGCTTCAACGACCAATTTCAAGGACATCTTTCAGAAGCACTGCCAGCGAGAGTTCAAGTGCACGCCCATGTATGAAATGAGGTCAAATGACCCCAAGAAGAATGAGATTCAGGTAGCTGTGCTTGTAGAGGGCAAGGTCTACGGACTTGGAGTGGGGACAACTCGCAAGAAGGCTGAGCAGCAAGCATGTCAAGAAGCACTTACCGCCGTTGGGTCTTCCGTCGTTGCCGCCGCCGACGTCTAGTTCCTCCTGCGGGCGCAAGAAGCTTTCGACACGCATCCTTCATATCTTCGAGTCTCCTGTCCATTGCGGGAGCAGGTGCTACCGCAGGGGCAGGGGGCTCAGCAGATGATTCTGGGTTGTTGACCACCGCAGGAATGATGCGGCTCACGGCTTGTGCCTCTGCGGGAGGCATAGGTTTTTCAGCTACGATTGGGTGGATAGCTGGCGGGTCTCCGAAGAGGGTCGGAATCATAGCCATAAGCTTACCGGTCAGAAGCTCATCGGGTTTCTCCCTGATCGACTTGAAAATCTCATCCGCAAACGCCTTAGCTTTTTCTTCAGATACAACTCCAGCTGCACGGGCTGGTCCCAGGAGTCCGAGTGTATCCCACGTAGATGCAATCGTTTCATAAAGTGCTGTGCTCTTTTTACCCTTCAGTTTTTCAGCGAATGTATCGAGGAGCGCAAACTGTATCGTGTGCTGACTGAACGTCTTCCATTCCTTCTGTTTTGCCGGATCCCATGAGAGATACGACATAACCCACAGCTTGAATGATTTTGAACCTACCGTTCCACGACCCCAGTCAAAAATAACAAGCTGATCACCTATCCATCCGAGATTATTGAAGTGGGAATCACTATGTGTTACCTTCTCGGCATTCATCCGCACCATGGCAATCATCAGTCCTTTTAAGGATGTCTTGATTAGTGCATCCGGTTTAGACTTGGCGTATATGGTTCGATGGAGCGTATCCCCCTGCTTAGGAGTCACCAGGTTAGTTAACCCTTTCTGTTCGCCTTGTAGCTCGGGAACCGTACATCTCTCCCTCTTATCTTCCGGTTTGAATTTGGGAGTACATGCGCTGTCAGCCAAATTGAAGAAGTTTGAGATACCAACGCCTTTGACCGCAATCGCATCCAGTGCCTTAACTACAGCCTTCTGGACGGTAACTTCGTATTCATTCTGAATTATACGCGACACAAATTCCGTTCCAGGAGCTGATGATCGTATCGTTTTGACCTTCTTACTGGCGCACTCTACATGTGGAATATAAACGCAAGTATCTGCTCCCTGCGCCTTATACTCACCGCCTCTCATTGTTCAGAAGCGACAAGAATATATCCTCGCAAAAGATAAACACAATGGGCGGTGGTCTTCTTCAGCTCGTTGCATATGGTGCTCAGGATGCCTACATCACTGGAAACCCTCACATCACCTTCTGGAAGGTGCTCTACAAGCGTCATACCAATTTTGCCATGGAGGCGATGCGTGTCAACTTCACTGGCATGCCAGCCTACGGACAGCGCTCAGTCGTCGTCGTCAACCGGAATGCTGACCTGATGTTCCGCACGTATTTGGAGGTGACGCTGCCCGACACACGCGCCGCTGCCAACGGATCTGCGACCTCTGTCAACACGCCCAACGGCCGCGATGTTATCTGGACGGCTGGCGGTCGCCGCCGCCTTGGTTACCTCCTCATCCAGCAGGTAGAGATCGAGATCGGTGGACAGGTCATGGATCGCCACTACGGCGAGTGGATGTTCCTGTGGGAGTCCCTGACCTCGAACTTCGATCAGTCTGCTCGCCTCGACCAGATGATGGGTAGTGCCGTGCAGCTTGCTGCGAGCACACCCGCTTCGTGCCAGGGACGTCCGGTTGTCATGTATATCCCGCTGTCTTTTTGGTTCTGCCGCAACCCGGGTCTGGCGCTGCCGCTCATCGCTCTCCAGTATCACGAGGTCCGCCTGAACTTCATCTTCCGTCAGGCTACGGATCTGGTGTCCTCAACATATGATGGCACAAATCCATGGCCCGGCGGTATCCCGCAGGCTGCACAGTTCCTGCCCAAGCTCAAGGATGCGGCGGTCTACATCGACTATATCTACCTTGACACGGATGAGCGCCGCCGCTTCGCTCAGCAGTCCCATGAGTATCTGATTGACCAGCTCCAGTATGGTCTTCAGCAGTCTGTGACGTCGCAGACGGTTCGCCTGGACCTGACGCTGAACCACCCGGTCAAGGAGCTGGTGTGGGTCTTCCAGGATGCCCGCAAGCTCGACTGCTCGCTCCCTGCGACCAGCAGCGGCAGTGCCCTCAGCTACACGCAGCCGTTCTCGTATGACGATATCGCCAACCGCTGCCGCATCCAGCTCAACGGACAGGACCGTTTCGATGAGCGCTACGGTGATTACTTCTGGAAGGTTCAGCCTTACCAGCACCACTCGGGTGGCGGCTTCGAGGCTGGTCGCACGAACGTCAGCCTTGGAATCAACGCCGGAACAGCGGCGACGGCTGGCTCATTCTATGTAGTGTTTCAGTGCACATCATCTGTGGGTGCGGTGGGTAGCGGCACATTCTTGACAACTGGAGGCGCTGTTACCCAGGCGCAGTATGTGGCGGCGGGCAGTCCTGTGTTGACCATTCTCAGCGCTACACTGACAGCCACCGGTCTGCCGATGGGTATTCTCGTGGGTGGTAACACTATTACTGGATTTACTGGGTCAACCCCCGGTAGCATCTCTGCAACACTTAGCACTACTCCCCTCACTGGGTCATATGGAGGTACATACGGCGCTGGAACAATCGTTGCGTTTTATGATGGCAATGTTGGCGTAACTGACCCCCTCGTTGTGGGCACGGCTTCGGTTACTGGCAGTCTCGGTGTTCAGCCCATGAACCCGATCAACGTCTACTCGTTCTCGCTTGCCCCCGAGGAGCACCAGCCCTCTGGATCGTGTAACTTCTCGCGCATCGACACGGCGACCCTGGTGTTTGACTCGATCACGACTGGTGCAAACGGTCTGCCTCTTGCCAACGGACTGTTCCCCTCGAAGAGTTTCCCCTTTCTGTTCCGCATGTATGCTGTGAACTACAACATCTTCCGTGTGATGAGTGGCATGGGCGGACTCGCGTATTCTAACTAAAGTTGCTTCTAAATAATGCTTCACGTGTTTATCTCTGGTCCAATAAGACCTTCGTTGAATGATGTATTGCTTTGTCTTCGGACACTCAAAGCGCAAGTTCCACCCTGTAAAATCTGGTTCAGCACGTGGGAAACAAGTGAACCACTTGACAGTCTCCGCGCTGAAGTCGATGAGTTGATTATCAGCCCAGAACCAATCTTTAGATCAAATGCAAAGACATTCGAAGCCCGCGCGTATCCGAACACAACGGATGGTAGCTCTGCTCGGACATTTAAGATGTTCGCCGGAATAGAGAACATCTTCAAGGTTGCGCAGTGTGCACGCGATGACATTGTTATACGATTTCGTTCAGATTTATTAGCTACCTTCAATACGGGATATTTGCAGCAGTTGATCGAAGGTGGCAAATACGGATATGTCACGCGAAGGAGGAAAACGTCTGTTATTGACTTAGATGATTGGTTTGCTATCACGACGTATACTAATATGAAGAATGTATGGTGTTACAGAAACCTCGCAGAGTTTGAAGAGAACATGAACGCATCCCATAATCCAGAAGATATGGTGAAACGTAAAGTGGAGTTGCATGGGTTGCGCGTTCTTCAAATCGATGAGAGTAAGATTGACTTCGCCCTGTGTAGAGGAGAGAATGTCAGATACCGGCTTGATTAAACCCGCGTGCTCGGCACACATCCCTTCTGACCAAGAGTCTGTTGGAGCATAATCGGTGCAGGTTGTCCGCGACTCGGGCACTTTTCATGTTCATGACCAAGAATGTGACCCATCTCATGCGAAACCATATACTGGCGATAGCTGGCTAAAGGCAGTTTGCTTGCGGGGGCACCCTGTAGCCATCGGTTCGAATTCAGATAGATGTTGTGACCATTCATGGTCGCACATGATAGATCACTAGGAAGTCCGCAGATCTTCACAACATCCTTCGGCGCTACAAGACGAACCAGAACATCCGGGTTCTTGGGCGTAAACACGAACTTGTAACCATGGGCTTCCCATCCTTCAGGATCAGCTAAATAAATTTGAATCAACTCTGCGAACTCCTCTTGTGGATACCGGATACCGGGATCGACATGAGTTGTATACCGAATCACCTTAGGCATTCACCTTGCTTCT